CCTTTAAAGAACCAATAGCTTCATTACGTTGTTTCAAATCATCAAACATATTATATCTCCTGTATATTATTTATTTCATCACGATAAATTTGTTCTAAGGCAAGCTGAAACTCTTCAATTGTAGCATTGTTATGAATACGATACATACGAACATCAAAAGATGGATGCAATACGTATTTACTATCTACTGGAGTTTCTTTGCCTAGAATAAATTCATCTACTAGATTCTTGCCATCAAAGTAGCGACGGGAATCTGCGGAAAAATCGTGACCTTCACGAGTAAGCTGAACAAGCAAAAAGTTTTCAGTACCTACTTTTTGTACAACTGGTAATAGCTCGTGAACAAATCCACCATCAGAAATAACGTAATCTTTTTCTAGATCAATTTCATCAGCGACTAAGTTACCAAAATAATCTAAACCTTTTCGAGGTTTAATCACTTCTTCTGATACATAAATCATTGCCTCGCGTCGAGACATATGGCCAAGCAAAGTTGAAGGTATTTCTTTTTCAGAACGATTATTGTATCCATTCATAAACCATTCTTCGTTTACGTTAAAATACTTAATCGTTTCTTTAAAAAGCTGGTACTTAAAAGAAAGATGTTTAAAGCCATAACGTTTAAAGTAATCAGCAGAAATATCTTTACCAGCGCCAGGAGGGCCATTAAATAATATAATCATGCGTTAATCTTATCGTTCACAATTGCCTGAAGTTCTTTTGAGAATGCGTTTTTGAATTCGTAATCTGTAATTCCACACATTACAAACTCACGGTCTTCATTAGACAAATAATGTAAAATGTCTGATGCAGATCCAGCACCTAGATTATATAGTTCTAGATCTCTTGCTTTGACAGGAATGTCACGGCTACGAGTTTTTCCAGTAAGGACACTTTTGCGAGTTACAATCATGATATTCTCCATAGTTTATTCAATTATTAATATAATCTATTTTGAAAAGAATGTCAACCTTTTTTTAACGAAGAAACATGTTTTTCATGAATTTTACATCCAATGAAAGCGTTATAGTACTCATCGCTGAGTAGTACATTTCTATCAAACTGTTCTTTAGCTTCTAAATAACTCATTTCACCTTTACCATTACATAAGTGCAGAATTTCCCGATGGAAATTATCTCTGCCTTGTTCTTCAACAAGTGTCTTTACTTCTTCAGACGAACCATAATAATCTTGCCAATCAGTTTCGACAATTTTAGTACGACGTCTTGTTTTACCTTTGAGTGGAGGAAGTTTTCTTCTGGATGTTAGACCTTTTTTGCCAACGTATTTTTTACCGTTGGATAGATCTGTAATGAGATATACAAATCCAACATAATCTTCAATCATATCAGAGGTAAATTCCTCTCCATTATAATACCACATAAAAATAGCCCATAGTTAATTCTATGAGCTATTTATGGTTATTTACTCAGCATACGCATACAGGTAAGAACAGAGTTTTCATTTAAGCAATCAGACCAAATATGGTATGTATACCATGTGATACCGATAGCAACTGCTAGAATAAACAAGACTTGTAACAATGTTTTCATTTCATTTTCTCCTTATATTATTAATATAGTACTTTTAAATGAAATGTCAACCCCCTATCGACGCATTTTTGCTATATCTTTTGCTTCGTTAGTGCCCCGCATGATGGGGACCATATTGGACTTATGCATTGTGCCGATACCGACGATGAGATCACCTGTGTATTGCTGTGGCTCTTTTCGTGGTGTTGGGCCTGTAGGTATTGTGTCCGACGTTTTCCGGCTTGGATAGCTCTCTGTGTTGCGGACATGCGATTTGGTCGGCGCATATTCTGTAAACTCCTTTTTCTTAGGCTTGTATTCGCCGCGAGTATACGCGACATAATCGTTAAAATCTTGAAACTGCATATCGTGCATATGCTTACGGCGCATGTTTTTATTATATTGGCGCCATTCTACTTCAAGTTTTTTTAGTTGATTATCGGTAAGCTTTTTCTTTTTGCGAGCAGAGTTACCATGAACCTGTACGCCTTTAATTAAATGCATAGTCATTAAGCAGTCTCCACTTCAATAAAGAACATTTCAGTTATCTCATCGTCGGCGTAGAATTCGCCTAGACGCATTTCATCCATCAAAAAATTGTGGCAGTTAACATGAGATCCCTCAAAAGTGATATTTGGATTACCACCACCAGGACCAATTGCAATGAATTCAGAAATTTTTAGATTGTGTTTTTCGACAGATTCTAAGAATTCGCCAAGGTTACAATCGTGTGCGATGTCAAGGTTGATTTTAGCCATGATATATACTCCATTTGATTATAGATTTATACTACCATAGGTTTAAACCAATGTCAACCGTTTTTTTCATTTAATTTGATTTTTTTACAAAGAATCGCCAGTGCCAGTGTAACCAGTATCTTCTACATAAGTAACAAAATCTTGATATCCACCAACGCGTTCTCCATTTACAAAAATTTGCGGAACTGAGCGAGCTTCTGCATAAGCTTCTTTTAGCTCTTCCATAAATGTTTGTACAGTTACATCTTTATACTCAAACGTAAAATTTCTTTCTTCGGCAAAACGTTTTGCTTTTGTGCAATAACCACAGTTTGCTTTTCCATAAATTACTAATGACATGTCTATTCTCCTGTGTCTAAAATATAGGCGCCTTCTGGCAATTTAAAGGCCGACATAAGTTGCATAAATTGCTTTGGTGAAGCGCTAATTAATCTAAAACGATTGATGTCTTCATCCCATTGTCTTAAATATATGATATCATCATACATTAAAACTTGTAAATCTTCTTCTTTACCGTCAGGATCTAATAGTGTAATTGCGGTTTCGTCCCAATCCATTTCGATTGTAAACATCAACTAAATCCTTTCAGTATTTCCCAAGTTTCTTTCCAGTCTTTGACATGATAATTCTTACCCCGCTTATTTGCTTTTGCTAATGGGTAATCATTACCACCTTCGTCAATACGATCCCCAAAGAAATGAATTTCATCATCTGAGTTGAAGTCTTCTAAAATTTGGCTTTTATCTGCGCCTGTTCTATGTATATCAATGCCAGTTTCTCCACCAACAGTTGCTGTAACATTTTCAAAAGCAGAATTAATTTGAAATGCAATGCTTTCTCTTTCACGAGACTTGCAATCATATTCATAATATTCTTTTCTTTGTTCAGGGCTTGCATTGCGGCCAACTACAGAAAAGTTAATTAAACCGCGACGATGTTCTACGTGATTACCTGTACGATACGGGAATGGACTTCCCTCTAACCAACCTTTCATAATTTCATCTAGTTCTTTAGGTGGAGTAAACTCTTTTGAATTTACTCGCTTACCTTTAAACCAAACATCGTTGCCTTGGCAATTGTAAACAGTCACAACACTTTCACAAATTTCATTACCAAGCTGTTCAGCAGTTTTTGGATAATCCGAACCAGTTACAAGAAACACTTTTTCTCTTTCAATAAAACTTGAAAACCACGCTTCAAATTGTGGATCGATTTTACCTCTGCTAGGAGTTAAAGTACCATCCACATCAAATACAAATTTTCTCATATTTCATCAACTTTCAAACATAATACTTCATCATTTTCAGTAAGAGACTCTTCGTATGCAACCTTAAAAATTTCTTTATTGAATTCACAGTTGTAACGACTGTTATAAGTCTCGATATGAGTATATTTAGGCATTCCTTCAACCATAGATACAACAAAAAGCGCAAAAAGATAATTCATTATTCGTTCCCATCACACCAATGACGGCGTGTAGCAGCTTTTTCAATTAACTGAGAAAATCGATCCGCAATTTGACGAAGCTCAAATCCTGCAGCCGCATCTGCACTTTCCATAATACGAGCCGTATCGTGTAAGCGAATTACCATCTCTTTATCATCTAAATAAGTTTGATCTGACATTATTGTTCCCTCTCTGCTACTCGCTTGCGCAAATCACTTGATGAGAAGCGGTGATCACGTTTGTTGAAATACAGCTGGATACCCCGCTTCTTGCAAATATCCTTGCCCGTAAAATCCTTTTCTTTATACTCATCTCCAAGAATTCTTACGTCAATATGATACATAGCCAATATATCACACAAGTCTGCTTCTGTCAAATAAGGAATGATCTCATCAACATAAGATACTGCTTTAAGTTGAGTATAGCGTTCAACCACTGTTTGAATAGGTGCATTCTTTTCTTTGCGATCTAACGCTGGGTTAATTTGCAAACCACAAATTAAATAGTCACATTGCTCCTTTGCTTCGCGGAGCATTTGAATGTGCCCCGCGTGCAAAAGATCGAATGCAGAACATGTAAATCCTACTTTCATATTAAATGCTTTCTTTCTCTTTCATCAATCTTTCTCTTTCTTTAAAGATTTCTTGAAGGCGAGCTTCAATTTCTCTTAGTCGAAGATCAGATTTCATTTTAGTTTCCAATTGATTTTCCAATTGACGATTGACTTTTTCTTCAATGCAGAGAACAAATTCGGAAGCTCTTACTTGAGCTACTTCTTCATCCACAAGAAAACCTGGCCAAGAGTGACCCTCGTCTAAGCATTGAATTTCTGCATAATGATGTTCAGGCGATTGTTTTGGGTCATGTTGAATTCCCATAGCCATGTTATATGCAATTACTGATACAAACCCGACACTCAGCGGATCCATAATTTCTCCTTAATCGTTTTCGATAGTTAGTTTACTTTCAAGATAATCTACCATCTTTTCAGGGGTAGTGTTTACATACGGATCATCGTCCGTACCGTCGTTATTGATTCCTGGTTCTTGCCACCATTTTTCAATAACTCCATTATTGATAACACACATATAGCGCCAGCTACGGTTACCAAATCCAAGATGGTTTTTACCAATCAACATACCCATATAACGAGTAAAGTTACCAGAACCATCAGGAATTACTTTCACATTTTTAAGCTCTTGCTGCTTAGCCCATGCATTCATAACAAAAGCGTCGTTTACGCTAATGCAATACACCTCATCAACGCCAGCCATTCGAATACGATCGTAGTTCGCTTCAAATCCTGGTAGCTGATATGTAGAGCATGTTGGTGTAAATGCACCTGGCAAACTAAATAGCGCAATACGCTTGCTTTGTAATAGCGAGTCGCTTGTCACTTGTTCCCAGCGATAAGGGTTTGGACCCTCAATGTTTTCATCTCGCACTCGCGTTTGGAATACAACGCAAGGTGGCTTAAATCCTTCAATCATAATTTTTTCCTCTTAATCCCATAAGTTTTCAAAGTATTTTCCAAATAATCGGAAACCGTTGCTCATGCGGTCTTGATGCGTCTTCAATCCGTCACGATCAACCCATTCAAAAAAGCCCAGCCCACCTTCGTCATTTGGTATATGCGGACCATAATAATCATTTTCCCAATTGTCTTTTACCTTTTGTTCAAAGGCCCAGATCATTTCATCCATGATCCAGTCCCAACGATCAAAAAACTTTTCATCAGTTTCACCGTTTGACCAATAAGCTTTAGACGATACATCGTTACATCTTAGTTCTTCTGGAACATCAGATGAATCGACATTTGGAGCACCTTGTTTAGTTTCCTTTAATTGTTTTAGCATTGGAAGTATAATTGGAGCAAGAGTATAATCCATGCTCCAAGTATCATAATGATGTATCTCAATTTCTTGAGTTTGACCTACTCCGTCTTCATAAGGTCCTATGTAAACGCGCATTGTATTCAATAGCCTCTCTTAAAATTGAAAAGTCATAGTCAAACTGTTTTGCAGTTTCAACTATGGCAGCGGTGTCTTTTGGAAAACAATGACCACCAAAGCCACGTTCCTCTGTAATTGTTGTATGACTTGATCCTATTCTATCATCTAAAGCAGTATATGTCAACACTTCATTTGCATTCACACCAGCCTTTACACATATATCATACATTTGATTAAAGAACGCCACCTTGGTTGCCAAATAACTGTTTCTAAAGTATTTAGTCAAAATCAAAACTTCGGGATCGTGAGTAACTACTGTAGTTCCAAGTTTCATACTTAAAAGCCCAGACCAAAATGCAGTTGCTCCTCCACCAACATAAGTATATTCTTGCTTTTTAAAATCTTCCATTGCATGTTGAGCTCTGAGAAACTCAGGTGAAAATGTAATGCGATTACGATATACTCGATTCATTAATCGCCAACCATCAAGACTGATAGTAGATTTAATTAAAATTGGAACATGATCAGGAGTGCGTTCAATGACTTCGTAAACATTAGACATATCACATTCACCACCTTTAGCCATTGGCGTGCTGACACAGATAATACAAGCATCCATGCCTTCACACCATTCATTATAGCCCTTGGCCGGATCATAGATATATGTTTGCGTATCACTGTCTGATAAAGACAAATGATGAGCCATGCCTACAAAGCCATATCCCATAATTTGAAGTTTCATTTATTTTTCTTCCAGTTATCTCTCCAATCGTGAAGATGCTTAAGCTTTTTAGATTTAGGCCAATCTTTTAGATAATCATTATCTCGATCAAACAACTGCAATACACGTTCTTCATCTAAAATGAAAGTATCAAGTATTTGTTCGCCAAGATGTGATTGAGAAAATTCTTTTACTTCTTCGCAAGTGACAAGATCATTTGCCCACTCAATTTGTTTAGCAGGATCATTCATGATATCTACTTCTGTAAAGGACTCTTGCAACTTACTTAAAGGTACGCAATATCGTTCACGAAAAGTGGATACACAGGTTACAACTACATAACGTTCTCCAGCTGGGCCTTGAGCATCTTTTAAGTTAAATTCATCAGACATTTGCTCTCTCCATTTCAATTTTATATTTTTTTGCTTTCATATTAGAAGCAAAAATAAATCCATCGACAAAGTGCTCAAACATATAATCTGCTACAAGCACATCATTTTTCCAAGCTTTGACTCTCATCTTTAGTGTCCTTTTTATTCAATCTGATTTTCTTTTTCAAACGCTTGATGACTTCGTCTGAATCCATCCACAAATCTTTCTTCTCGAGA